ACCCATATAGGATTCTGAGTCCATTTATAGACGAAAGTACCATCCCAGGATCCTTTATAAATTATGGGATTAGCTTCTGTAAGCTGAGTAGAAGATCCTGGATTTTCTAAGCTATATCCACAAGTAGTGTAAGAAAGAGCGCCAGAAGTAGGAGTTTCTAACTCTCTCCAATCAATTTCTCCTGTAGCTAATACAGGTTGATTATAATTACTAGGAACCTTTATTATAAGACCTTTTACAAGCGAAGTAACAGTAGGAATAGAGCCTGAATATTCAGCGGTAGATTTTAAAGCAAATCCTAGCAGTGCTGTTCTAGGATAGACTTGTTTAGAGTTTTTTATCTCATCCCATCCAACAAACTGTATAGTATCTTGTATTTTAGAGCTATCTGAATCATCAGTAATTTTTTCAATTTTAAACTGATATCCGTTTCCACTCTTGACATTATCAGGTATAATAGCTGAGATTTGAAATTTAAAATTAGTATTAGTTTTTCCTGATATAGTTTTTTCTATTATTAAATCATCCCCGTTTTCGTCTTTAAGTATATTAGCTCCTGTATAGTCATAAATAGTTATTTTAACACCTACAGAGTAACCACTGACATTACCGTTGTTATCCATACTTTGCAGCCCAGAGATTAAGAAATTAAATTCTAAGCTATCCCAGGCGCTTTGACTCGTGTTTTGTGTAACAACTACTTTAGGTATACTCTCTAAATTACCCTTTTTAAGACTTACTGGAGAGTTTAGTCCTTGAGGCGTTACAGTTTTACCAGCAAATCTACCTAAACTAGCTGGCAATCCTTTACCTGTAACTGTCCCTGTTGACTGTGCCGTATAGAATAGTTCAGTATTTACAGTTCCATCACCATCTATTTTTATTAAGTCGTCTATAGTAGATTCGTTAAATTCTATATCTTGAGGTCCATTAGGATTAATACGATATACTGGTCCCTCTCCTAAAGCTAAAGTGCCAAAGAAAATATCAGTAGAAAATAGAGAATTAGGCGCCTCCACAGCAGGAGCTGGAGAAGCTCCCTTTCCTCCACCCTTATTATGCACGCGAATGCCGTTGGCTATATAGGTATGATCATTTTCTACAGTAAAATTATATACTTTACTTTTACCTATATTTTTAATTTCTAAGATAGGTCTATAATATCCTAATCTATCAACTAAGACATCATCTATTTGTAAATTACCTATAGCTGTAAAAGCCATATTCTCATTTAAAACCCAGTGATTAGGTGTTATTTTAAAACTACCATTCCAAAAAGAAATATCTACTAGCTCATCTTCATCGTGCTCGAATATTTGAATGACTTTATTCTCTGATAGTTTACCATAATGATCAAAGCTAATTACTATATCACCTACTCGTATTTCTTCAATAGGTTTATTACCGCCAGGAATATCTATAAGGGTTCCTGCCGCGAAGCATCCTCCTTTACCTCCAGAGATAAAGGGCACATATCTACCGTTTATAATATAGTAAGATTTATACATAGCTTGATACATTAATTACATCACCTTTTTCGTGATTAATAGTATTTACATCCGCACTAATAATCTGACCGCCAACTCTCAACATACCATAGTTTAAAGGTATAGAATTACTGCTGTCAACTGTATTTATTATACCATCGAAAGCATCATTATTTCTTCTATCCTGATCTGTTATACCTGCGTCTTGTCTTTTTGGCTTAGGCATAATAGCTTGTATAACTGCGCCTAGAGCAAAACTAATAACTGTTCCTACTACTGCTCTTACGACAGCCTGTCCTACTACAGAAGCTGTTATTGTCTCTAAGTTTCCACATATTAAAGGAACTATATAACACCCCGTTTGATCATCTGGTATCTCGTCTCTAGTTATCCAGGCGTCTGGAAATGGTTTAAATTCCGTAGTTAATAATAATATTCTAGATTTGTCCAGACTTGGATAAAGATTCTTAATATAAGACAAAAGATCCGATACTTTATGGATATCAGCTGATATTTGGGTTTGTGAATTGGATGGTAATAATATTTTATGAAAGCGTATATTATACATAGCTTGCCACCGATATTATAGCACCTTTATCGTGAGATATAGTATCTACATCTGCACTAATAATTTGCCCTGCTACTCTTAACATACCATAATTAAGTGGTATAGATTGATTTGGGTGCACAGTATTTATCTGGCTATCAAAAGCATCATTATTGCGTCTATCTCCAGAATCAGCAGAATCCATACTTTTAATTTTAGGTTTAATAGGAACTAATACATTTTGAGCTATACTACCCACTGCGCTTGCAAGTCCTGCGGCTAGATAAGATCCTACTGTTGGGGCTGTTATACCTGAGGCAGCAAATCCACCGGTAGCTAAAGATGCTCCCTCTAAAGCAACCGTCCCGAAAGATTGAAAGGCTCCAGCCCCTAAGGCGCCTGCAGCTCCGCCTATTAAACCTCTTAGTAAAGCTTGACCGAAACTTGCTCCCTGCACTAAAGATATAGTAAAGCTAGTGGCAAAACCTATGGCAAAACCTATAGCCATAGCTTCAAGTCCGCTACCACGAAAAATAGGAACTATATGATAAGTCTCTCCATCTTTAGCTAAGAATAAAAACTCTTCAGGAGATAGACACTTACCTTTATGGATTATAGCTATCTCTTCAAGCTTACTAAATCGTGCATGTCTTACAAGACGTTCTAACTCGGGAAATAGATTCAGAGAGTTTAAAAACAAGAAATAGATGACATCTGTCGTCATTTCTAATTGTTTGATACCGTTAGTGTAAGGTAAAAGACTTTTATGAAATGATACGGTTACATTAGACAAGATGTCGCTCTTCTAACTCTTCATACATAAGAGATTTTAGTTTTTTATCATACCAATAAATATAGAAACGGTTATTGAAACCTACTATAAACTTGTAGCAATCGAAAACTGTGCTGGCCATATCTTCTTCGCTAGGTATAGGATTATCACTTCCTGGATGAGAGTGAACTATGCCCCACGTAGTATCTTCATATTGCAATAAACTAACAGGATCTAAGATAAAATTAGTTTTTGGAGATCCGCTGATATTTTTACAAGGCACATACTCCCAGTCAGTAGTTATTATACCGCATGCCTCCCTAGGATACTCATTAATAAAATGAGTAGTCATTTGATCTTTTAATTTTTCTAAAACTGATGCCATCTATAAATATCCACCGTATATTGTTTATAATATCTACCGTAAGGAGCTATCCAACTATTATTACCTATCATAGTTTGTAAAATTTTATCCTTACCAAGATAGAGAGCGCAGTGATTAGCAATATTGGTAGTTCCAATAGACATAATAATCATATCGTATTCTTTCGGAGTTTTAACAGACCTAAACCCAGCTCTCTCAGCACTAGGCTTACCAAACAAATGGTTATTAGTTTCTATATACCATTTTTCTTCTGGATTACTACAAAAATCTGCAGTAGATAGAGATATCTCTATACCTAATTCGTGTTTATATACCCATCGAACGAGATTAAAACAATCTATACCTGTATCTGGATTATCTCCTAAATGTTTATAGGGAAATCCTTCGTATTTTAAATATCTTTCCATCTAATTATATACTTTATCTTATCTCTATATTCTTGATTAAGTTCATCTATTTTTATATATTTTCTATGATGGATAAATCTATTTAATCCAATATAAACACCGAAATGTTGTGGTCTAATATCTCGCAATTTAAAAAGAATAATATCAAATTCTTGTATATCTGAAAGATTTACTAATTTTGCTTGATTAAGTGTAATAAATCTATCTATATCTTCGTAAGATACTGAAGAGCCCCAGTTATGTTTGAAATGATACCGAGCCATCTCTTCGATACCTTGAATATGGTATCCTTGATCTTCACATATCTTCTCTATAAGAGTCAAACAGTTATAAGTTTCATAGGGCAGGTGTAAGTATGTAGTCCAATCCATTATCTTGGTAAAGTTCCTCCTGTGCCGGGAAATCCTCCAAAATGAAATTGATTACCGCGTAATTCACAAGCCTGTAAATTTTTAGCACATACGTCTTCTGACAAAGTGTATACAGTCTCATTACGAATATTAAAAAATCCATTAGCCGTAGCTCCGTCTGCTAATAAAGTTCCATTAGATACAATTAAAGTGTTAGATCCAGGTATGAGACCTGTTCCGCCAGTAGGATACTGACATTCACTTCCTTTATACACCCAAGGACAAACATTCTTATAGAATTTACGTCTAGGTAATTGTAATTTAAAATACTGTAACCAACTGGTTAATGAAAATGTTGCAGTTTGCTCATTTAATTCACTAAGACTATCAATTTTAAAAGTATCTAGCACATAGTTTTCAGAATCACGTTCTTGATTTACTATAAATACGTTAGATCCTGGTATAAAATTAGCGCCTACATCTGTATTACATACTAGATATGGGTGATTAATAGCTACTATTTCAAATTTATTAGAACCTGTCACACTATTGGTAATAATATCTCCTACTCTATAAGGTAAAGTAGTTATCATATTAATTAAATTACTTGAAGATCCATTATAAGATTCATTAGATACGGTGCTGTATTCAGGCCACACATCGAGAAAATTGGCAAACGTAGTTTTTATCTCTACAACAGCGCCAAGTAGATCTCTAGAATCTAATTTTAACCTAGTCCAAGTTCCTCCTGTAGATAAAGTGGAATCATAATCAAATGCTGCATTAAGTCCTCTGGCTTCCCTTACGCTAGCATCGTAACTACCATGTGAAGGAACTGTTCTAGGATCTATGCCGTTTACTAATTCTCCGTTAACATAAGCAGTGGTAGATCCTGTACTATTATTACCTACAAGAAATGGGTTTTCTACAAGAGATCCTATAAGATTATCAAAGTTAGATACTGTAATAGATAGGTCATTTATTTTACCAGACGAATCTGTGCTTAAGACACCGCTGTTAATAGGATATGGTATAAACTCCTGACCACCCATATGAACTCTATAGTTTATGTCTGAGATATAATCTCCGCGAATTTCAGCGAATTTAAATGGAAAACTATAAGGCCAGACAAGTCCTGCTCCGTCTCCACTTGGATTACCATATTCATTAGTAGGATACCACTCTCCGGGATAATATATAGTATATAACCTAACTAGTGGCTTTTGCTCAAAACTATTCTTCTCTTTAATAAACTTGCTTACGTTAATGGCACTAACCGTAGCAGTTCCTGTAGTTTGTTGAGTGTAGGTAGAAGTAGTGTTGCCTATGTCATGAGTATTAGAACTAGTAGTCTTAACTATGTAGTTACTAAATATCTGTTCACCAACGTGAAATTCCGCAATTGTATTAGATAGTTTTACCTTAATATTACTAGTAGCTACATCTACATTGGCTATGATTGCCTCTGTCAAAGAAGTAACACCTATAATAGTATTACCAGCTTTAAATCCTGTAGTTGTATCTACTTTTAATATGTAGTCGTAGTTTCTAGAAGTCATTAACTAAATACCTCTTTAAGTCTCATATTAACTGTGTAGAAATTTTGAGAAGGTTGTGAACCAGAACTAGCCACATGAGTAGTCTGAATAGGACCGTCAAAACGAACAGTTACAGAGCCACTATCATTAATATGGCTAAGATCGAATACAAAAGATTCATAATCACCGCTTCTAGCATTATAGAAATTATCTATAGCTATTTTATGAACTCCAGATATGTTTGTATAGGTAAGATTATAATTACGACGAGGACGACGACTACGTAGACGTCTAGTCTCGTATCCTGCCTGACTCTCGAAAGTTAAAGTATCAAATTGTTTATCAGTAGAGAAACCACGATCTGGTTTTCTATCAGACATAGTAGTAAATCTTTCTACTTGCGTAGAGGTGCCTGAAAAAACTCGGATATCTAAATTAGCAACATTTGAAGCTAGTGCCGGAGATATATCTATACCATAACTACCTAAGGTAGAACTTGGAAAAGTATATGCTGATGGATTTTGAACTACACCGTCTACAGATACCATCATCTGATTTGCATCAGCAGGAGTTCCTGTGATAGCCCATGCAGTTCTAGACCCATTTATCTGATAATTATTTCCATTATAACTAAGAACTGAGCTATTACTATAAAATATAGGAGAGATCTGAAGACTATCTTTAGTTATTTTAAGAAAATCTGGCACTGCTAAAGTTTTTATCTCTAGACTCGTAGCGCCTGGAGCTACTATAAAATTAACCGTTCCTTTATTATTAGATAGAGTATAGCTATTATAGGCCTGAACTATTCCGTCAACTACTATAGCGACTTCGGCCGGAGTGCCGACATAGCGGCCTATATTAAAACTAGAAGTAGCTCCTGTAGAAGTATAGGTAACACTACTTACTATAGAATAGTTATCTGGGGATACATTTGCTCCACTAGGATAATATGCTACCATTACATACCTCTCAAGGTCTTACGAATTGGACCGTTATTCTGAATATCTCTTACTACTATATCAACTATCATGTCTCTTCCATTCATAGATACTTTTGGAGTTCCCACTACTTCTTGTGATGTTCCTTGATTATTTACATTTACCATAACATTTCCTGGAGCAGTTTGTCCAGTTGCATTCATCTGATTAAGGGTTTGTCCTCCTATGGCCATAGCGGCTGGACGACGAATGACAAACTCACCGGGTTCCAATAGTGCGGGAACTCGGTCTCTTAGACCCGCATATCCGCCAGCGGCCATGTGTTTTACAGGTCCTCCTATAGCAGTTCCTGTACCTATAACACCAGGAGCTATATTACCTACGCCTGTAGGTGTTGCGTTTAATCCACTAAACCAATTGCCTATACTACTAAAAAATCCACCTACTCCAGCTCCTGTCATACCAGATCCGATCGTCCCTACTGCACCACTAAACAACTGTTTAGTAGCTATTTGAGTTAAAGCAGTTCCTAGAGCACTTACTACAGTATAGATAAATGCTTTTTTCCAATCACGAGTAGCTGCTAAAGTGGCTGCAAAAGTAGTAGCTGCAATAGTTCCTACAGTTTGAAAGTTAACCCCTAGATCTTTTAATTTATCACCGAATCCTTGTGATGCCTGCGCTGCTTCGTTAGTAGCTGTAGGCATACCTCCTACTGTTTGTGGGCCGTTCGTAGAAGTAACTCCCGCTGCTCCAGTTTGTCCAGGAGCAGGACCGCCTCCTGTAGCTCTACCAGTAATGGCAGCAGTTAGTTCTCTAAGAGCTTGTGTGTTCTCTTGAACAGGAGAACCGACATCAATGCCAAAAAATTTCATTATCGGTTCGCTGAGGCTCTTAACTAAGAAATCTTGAATAGGAGCTACTACTAATCTTTGGAATATAGAAGTTCCTAGATCTCTAAGTATTTTAATAAATAGATCTCTAGCGCCTATGGCAAAATTCTTTAAGGTCAATGTTCCTTCAAGAATAGCTTGTCCTAGATCTTGTAGGGCCTTACCTACGTTATCTCTGATATTTTTTACAAAATCAGAAGCAATCTGTATTCCTACATTATTACTTAATCTTGCAATTTCAGTTAAACGTTCATAGCTATTTCTTGCTTCTTGTAGTCTATTTTGTAAAGTTTTAATATCGTTGTCAGCGACTTGAGCATTGATTAATTTCTTACGTTCTAGTTCTCTCGCGTCTGCGTCTGCTTGTTCTCTTTCTCTATTTGTTGCTGCAACAGCAGTTGCATTAACTCCTGCAATTTGAGTTCCAAATAGACCGTTAGTAGCAGCAGTTAATTCCTCTATTTTCTTCATAGAATTATCTAAACTACCTCGAGTAAAGGTTAATCTATTTTCTATCTCAGATTTAGCCTTATCTAAGATCTTTTGTCTTAGCTCTTGATTTGTTGCTTCCGATGTAGCTGTAATTCCTTGTCTTTCTGCCATTGCTACTAAGCTGCCAGATGTACCTATTTCTCTCTCAATTCTATCTTCTAATAATACTCGGGCTATACCCTCTACGTGGTTTTCTAGTATTTTAGATTCTTCTATTAAAGCGTTAACCTTTAACTTTTGTATATCAAGTTCCGCTATAGCTGCAAGTCTCTGACCTTCTAATCTAGAGGTATTTAATTTTCTCTCTTGCTCAATAATGTCTAATCTAAGTTTACTCTGAACTTCGTTAGATTTAATCTGTTCCTGAATAGCTTTAGCATCACTCTCAGATTTTCTTTTAATAGCATCTATTTGATTACGTGTTGTATCTTCTAAAGCTCTTAAATCAGCTTCTGCTATTTTAATCTCTATCTGTTGCTTTTGTTGATCTGTAAAGAAATTACCTAACAGTTCATTGCTAGCCAAATCTTTAGCAAATAAAAGATTTCTAGTCTGAGCTATTTTCTGACGTTCAATATCAATGTCTCTAGCTTTTGCATTAGCATCTGCTAATTCATTTAATAGTCCTCGTTCTTTTTCGTATATAGCTATTCTTTGTTGTTCAGCAGCGAGTCTATCTTTAATAGTTTGTAACTGATTTTGTAATATAGCTTCTGTAGTTTTATTTTGTAATTCTATAGCTTGCTTTTCTAACTGTCTTGCTAGTGTTTGAGTCTCAATAATGGTTTTTCCAAACAAACCTGCTATTACTTTGTTAGTTTCTCGTCCTAATCGTGCTAATTGAACCTGGACACCATTGAAAGATCTTCTTAAGTTTTTATCAACTTCATTAGCTAATCTATCAATTTCGTCTAGAGGAACTTCTATTAATGGTATCTGTCTATCTTTAAACTGAACTCTTCTATTTCTTAATAGCTCTTCAGTATCGAGTGCTTCTCTGGTTAACGCTACCGTATCAGATAAAAACTCTAATCTGTTAGAATCTATTTCTTCATTAGAGCGAGCCAACTTAAAGTTTTTATCAAAATAGAAAGTTAACTTTTCAACAAACCCTAACTCTTGTTGAAAAGTTTTACGAAGTAAATCTGCTGTCTGGAGAACGGCGTCTTGTTTTTTAGATTGGTTGGTTTGCTCATCTCCTAATTTTTTAGCTTCTAGATAATTTAATTTATTTAGTCTTAAATTTTCTCTAAGACTATCTGCCTGTTTTGCTAATGTAAAGGCTTGATCGTATAGTTCTTGGCTACGTAAAAAGTCTGCTATCTGAAGTAACCTTACAATTTCTCGTTGCTGATCGGCTTCTTTTAATATTTCGCTTTGAGCCCTTCCTAAAAGCTTATTTATATTAAAAAGCCTTTGACTAATCTGTTC